GTGCAGCTTATTTTTTTGAAGTGGGATCGTATTTTAAATACAGTTGTGAGCAAAGGAGAGAGGATACACATGAAATTAGTAGATAAGGCACTTTTAATTGATCATTTAGCGGTATGCATTCAGCTTGCAGATCGTCAGCAACAGGAGCATGTAGCTGCTGTTTTGCAGAATCTTAAGAAGGAAGTATCAACAGGAGAGTTTGACACTGAGTTTGTAAGCATTGCAGCTAAAGGGGGAAATGATTATGTATGAATTGATGAATGGATACAAACAAACAAGACGTGTATTACGAGCGCTGCGTACGCTGAATACGGACAAGAATGATCGGCAAGTAATCGGTGGCATGATCAGCGATTGCAATTATGTTGTGGAATGGCTACAAACAGGACGGCGCCCAGGGAATCGCAGGGGAATTGAACGACTTGCTGCTTATCAGCGTGAACGCCCGATCGATCCGATTATTTTGCAAGCTTATCTTGCTCGCACTTCTGCAGGCGGCACAGTACAAGCTGCAAGTGTAACCGATGAGGATCGCGAAAGAATAGAGGAAGTACTTGGTCAGCTTACACCAAGAGAACGCGATTGCTACGTGATGGTTATTGGTAACGGCATGGCTTACAGTTATGCAGCGAAGCTGTTAGGACTTAAGAAAAGCAGCGTACAGTGGTTTGTGGATAGCGCCAAGAAGAAGATTAAGGTTTATCTCCTTAAGGGAGTGAAGGATTAAACATGATAGATAGAAAGCTAAACGAAATGACCAGATGAAGTGCTGGTCGTTTTTTCTTTTTCCCCTCCCATACGATTGCCACCAATAGATGAGAAGGCTGCTTGAAAGGAGGTGAGATGTTGTGAAGAAAGCGATTAGGCAAACGTTACGAGATCATGTACCTGCACTTGAGCAAATCGTATTCCATGCAAATGAGGTTGATCCTCAAATGAATGCTCCTTATGCCATTATTTTGGATGCAAACGAAGTTGAAGATGCAGCATGGTCAGGCTATCGAAGTTTTATAGATGTTGAAATGTATTGTCCAACTAACCACGAACTGACGCCCGACATACTAAGTGCTCAAGTTGTAAATGCGCTTGAAGCTCAAATTATTAGGGACCCTCCGAATGGTCAAGCATATGCAGGCTTGTATCGGGGGACAGTTGGACAGGATCAAGCGGTGAGTCAAACTTTAATGATTTTAAGACGAGTACGATTCGCGATCACAGCCTTGCAACCTGTACATGAGGTATCGTCTTCGACATCTGAAGATGACTGGCTTAAGGCGTTAGCCTCAGCAACAGAAACTTGGTTAGGTTCATCCTGGGCTTGTTATTTTGGGGCTTGGCCTTCCGATTATCACATACCTGCTGTGCTTTGGAAATTGACCGAAGTAGAGAGCAGAGAAGTAGGCGTTAGTGTCTATGAAGTTCGCAAAAAATTCGTTGGTCATGTGCTTGGAGCTTCTCCTAATGAACAGGCGAATGGTGTATTTCGTATAGGGGACATGCTGGCACAAGCTATCAAGCTGCCACTTAATGAGCAGAAGAAACAGTATGTTACGATCAAGGATCCACGGACGAATCTACAAGCGGATGCGGTGTCAGAAGGACAGATCACGGTCACTTTAAGCAGGAAGCTAAATCGAGTGACAGAAACAGCTCCATTCATGCAAGAAATTCGAGCGCAATCCAATTTACGATGAGGTGATTTGAATGTTAGGCAAATTTACGAAGAAGCAAGCAGCACCGAAATATAGCAAAGAAGAGCTTGTGAGTCATGCGCAGGTTCTTTTTAACTGTCAACCAGAAGTGGTTGTCGGTGCTTTATCTGATAACACGCAAGACGATTACACAATCGAAGAAGTTCAAACATTGATTCAACAATTTAATCAAAGGATGGTGAAGTAAGATGGTAGGAGGCAATTGGAGCGGGGCTGAAATGCCCGTATTACCTGGGATGTACATGAATTTTCAATCAGCAGCGACATCGGCGATTCAGCCGGGAGCAAGAGGTGTAGTCGTTGTACCTGTAAAGTCACATTGGGGGCCGATCGGAGAATTTGTTGAGATTAATAGCGAGGTGGCCGCTATCGAGGCTTATGGTTCTGATTCCGCAAATGGTGCTACAGCTTATACAACGCTGAAGTTTGGATTAATGGGCGGTGCACGCAAGCTTCTAGCTTATAGACTTGCCGATCAGCATGCAGCTGAATCCACACTTGCCTTGCAGGATACATCAAGCGGTTCAGCAGTTAGCGTATTGAAGCTAGATGCTAAATATGCTGGAGAGCGAGGTAATCAGTTTAATGTAACCGTACAAGCTAACCTTGTCGATCAAGGCCTAATGGATCTGAGACTATATGATGCAGGCAAGCTGCTGCGTACCTTTACCTTCTCTACTGGCTCTGTTCAAGCGATTGCGGATGCGATCAATAACGATCCGAATAATAAATGGATTGTGGCTTCCAAGCTTGCAGATGGTAACGGTACATTGGCTAAAGTGTCGAATGTTCCGCTGTCTGGCGGTCATTCAGGTATTGATTCTATTACGAATGCGGATTATATCGCTGCTTTGGCGGCTTTTGAAACACAAGAGTTCAATCTTGTTGCACTCGATGGTGTATCGGAATCAAGCCTGCTGGTAAGCGTGGCGTCTTGGGTTACTAGATTGCGTCAAGAAGGTAAAGGTGTTATCGCAGTTCTTGGCGGCTCCCTTGCAGATGATACTGCTGCGGATGCTGTGAGCAAAGCGTCTGCTCGAAGTGCTATTTTTAATCAAGAAGGTGTAGTGAATGTCGGAACTGGCGTTCAGCTCGGCGGTGTACGCTATAGCTCAGCTCAAACGGCAGCTTATGCTGCAGGACTAATTGCAGGCCAAAAGCTAAACGAATCCACGACTTATGCAGCTGCTCCATTTGAAGATGTGACACGCAGATGGACACGCTCTGAGCAAGAGCATGCCGTGAAACAAGGTGTTTTCCTACTCGTTCAGGATGGTCGTCAAGTGAAAGTACTCCGTGGCGTGAATAGTCTGGTTACGCTTAAGCAGGGACAGAATCAAGCATGGAAGAAAGTTCGCACGATCAGAGTGATGGATGCGATTAATTCCGATTTACAGCGTACCGTTGAGGATTCCTATATTGGAAAAGTGAACAACACAGCTGAAGGACGACTCGCACTCCTTAGTGCATGCAAGGAATATTTGCGTGTGCTTGCTCAAAGCGGTGTGATTGATTCGACTTCCTATGATGTCATGCTTGATCCTCATTATTATGGTGAAGCAGCAGAACAGCAGCCTGAACCAGATCAAGTATTTATTCAGTGGAATGCAAGTTTGTCTGACGTGATGGAACAAATTTTCGGCACATTCAATGTGCAATAAGGAGTGGTTAATAATGATGGATCCAACAAGAGCAATTTTAGGTACACATGGTAAGGTTTTTGTCGATGGCGTATGGCAGTCGAATTTGAATCATCTAGAAGCTTCAGTAGAAATTGAGAAGCGGGAATTAAAGCTATCGGGCATGGAATGGACAGCACATAAGCTCGGCATCAAAAAGGGTACAGGCACTATGTCAGGTTTCAAGGTTACTTCTGACATGATCGCACGTGGATTCAGTAGATTCAACATCATATCCAAGCTGAACGATCCTGAAGCCTATGGCCATGAAAATATTGAGCTGTACAACGTAGTTCCGGATAAAATCCAACTCGCGAACTGGACGGCTGGCGAGGAAGTCACAGAAGAAGTAACCTTCACCTTCGAGGGCTACAAATTACATGATCCGATTATCGGATATTAATACGTAAAGGGTGGATGAAGACATGGATATGGCGAATATGACAGAAGAACAAATCCTACAGCGTCTGTTAGATGCGGATACAATTCCAGAGCGAACTGTGCGGATTGAGCGTTTAGGTACGCCGATTAAGCTGCGTGGTTTGACAGGCAAGCAAGTATATAACATTCGTGAACGCTGTACAGAACGTAAGGAAAAACGCGGTCAAACGACTGAGCGATTGGATGAAGAGCAGTTCAACACAAGCCTGATCGCTGCTTCAACCATTTCTCCGAACTGGGGCGACTCCAAGCTGCTCGCCAAGTTCAATGCAAGCAGTGGCGAAGAAGTGATTAAGCGTATTCTGCTAGCAGGTGAGTTATCTGCTCTAGGCGATGTGGTGCTTGACCTGTCAGGCTTCAACACGGAGCTGCGTGAAGTAAAAAACTAATTCAATCCAGGGGGCTCGCATGGCTGCTTCATGCTATGCGAGTACGCCACCATATGACCCCTGGAGAGTTCTGGAGGCTGCCCCGTGGCGAGCAGCTCTTCTTGATGGCAAGCATGGAGATTGAACTAGAAGATGAGCAGAAGCAGAGAGGAGGGTAACTATGGGGAAAGAGGAAGTTCAAGACCTCATCCTATCCGTTGATATTAAGGGCGTCGGTTGGTCGATGCTCAAGCTTCGTACAATGGATAGGTTCATTAATTCTGTTTATGAACGAAGCAAAATGCTAGATCGCTTACAGGTTAGACCCTTATTTAGCTTAAAAGATCAGATTACGGGTCCAGCACAGCAAATTGCAGATAACCTCAAGAACTTGTTCGCGAATCCATTCGAAGCATTAGTGCAGGTGAAGTATAACGATCCTGGATTCACGAGTGCGAATGGTGAGTTAGTAGTGAAGTGTAGTTGTGCGTGTGGGGGCAGTGGTGGTGGTGATAATGGTTTTGATTGGAAAACATTCCTTGCAGAAGCTGGACGGGATTTTCTTGTAAATATAGCCAGTGATTACGTAGGTAATAAGATAAATCGTCGTAATAAAGGAACAAAGACATCCACTCCTAAAGGGACAGGTGAGACAAAGAATACGATCAATCAAACGAGCAGTAAAACGACGCAATTCAAAACAGAACCAAGAAGTTATAAAGACATTCCAAAAGATGCGAGTCGAGAATGGATGTCATCGCCTCAAAAAAGTACAAAAATGATTCCCTCAACTCCAGGGAAAATCACAAGAAATGGTACCTATCATTTAATATCTGGATCCAGTGGATTTATGTCCGATATGCTTGGTACCAAATCTACTAAGGTTATGAGTACATTCTCTAAAGCTGGAAAAGTTGTTTCCAAGTTCTTTAGACCGTTATCCGTTGGTATGGATATTATGAATATTGCTAATGCAGAGCCTGGCGAGGAAAGAAATAAAGCAGTCGGCGGTGCAGTAGGAGGTTGGGCTGGCGCAGCTGCTGGTGCTGCAGCAGGAGCTGCGATTGGTTCGGTTGTACCCGTAATCGGCACTGCAATTGGCGGTTTGATTGGAGGCGCCCTTGGTGGTCTTGGCGGCGATTGGCTTGGCAGTAAAATCGGTGGTTGGTTCTCCAAGAAGGAAGAAGAACCTAAACCCGATATATCAAAGCAGCCGTTTACAAAAGTCATACCTCGTATGCGATCGAAAAGTGATTTAGACCTACCTCAGTCCGATGATAGCGGTAATATGCCAACAAATACTGCGAGAGGTTCATGTGGCTGCATCGAAGTAAACCTGAACGGCACGACTAATATTCAAGTTAAAGTTGAGGAAATCGTTGATGAATCAGCACTTGCTTTACGTATCGGTAAAGAGTTTGTGACACAAATCAAAGAGTCACTCAATAATCGGAATAAATATCTGGCTTACTAGGAGGTGACAGCATGGATTTTATTCTAACCGATCCTTCGGATCAGAAGTTTTACTTTCCCGTCAATCCTGAGGAAGTAAAAATCACACGGGACAAAAGCTTCGAAACCGTCAATATATTATCGCTTGGTGAAGTCGATTTTGCTCATGGGGAGAGGATTCGAGAGATATCTTTCTCTTCTTTTTTCCCCAAGGTATATGATCGCAGTTATTGCAACTATCCAGACATCCCTGATCCGCAGCAAGCGATGCAGCTTCTTAGCTCTTTTATGAGTAGTACGAAGCCACTCCGACTCATTATTTCAGATACCGAGGTGAATGTTCTTGTCTTTGTATCTGCCCACAGCAGCACATTTAAAGGTGGAGAGGACGGAGATGTTTATTTCGACATTACTTGCCGAACCTGGCGTGAGGTTAAGGTGCGTACATCCGCAGAACTGACGGGTGACCAGAAACAGCAGGGAGGAAGTACGACAAGCAATAGTCGATCCGATACGAAACCAATCGCAAAGCTGTATAAGGTGAAATCAAATGATTCTTTATCCAAAATTGCAAAGCTTGAACTCGGTGATAGTTCCAAGTGGAAAGATATTTATGAGAAAAACAAAAAGCTGATTGGTCCTAATCCTGACTACATCCAAGTAGGCTGGGAGTTGGTACTGACATGATCACGCCTGGTGGAAATCGATATGAAGTTGTTTTGCAGGACAAGTATTATATGCGTGAGTTAATCGAGGATCTATCACTTGAAGAATCCCTTGATGAAATTGCGTATCGTTCCAATGTGAAAATGGCGGTAACGCCGGATTTTCCAATTATCGGTCCTGGTCAGGAGATTCGGGTGTCTGGCATTGAATTTGATGGCAAAAATATGGTGTATTTGCTGAATCCAGGGGTAGTTTGGTCATGCGATAGCTCCAATACGGGGTTTAAACATATCAATGTTACGGTGTATGATCGAACAATTTATTTGTCCAAATCCGAGGATGAAAAGCTGATGGCTGCGGGACAGACCGCCTCTCAGCGACTAAAGCAATATGCTGCCGATTGGAATATTCCAATTGCAAAAATTCCTGACACGCAAATTCCACTTGGCAGATCAATGTATCGTACAAGATCGATTTATGCCATGATGCAGGCAGATTTAAAGGAAACCGCAACGAAAGGCGGTAAGCTGTATCGTCCTAGGATGACGCCTGCTGGGCTTGAGCTATTCGAGATTGGTAGCAATGCAACCGTATGGGTACTTGATATCGAGCAAAATGTGGAAAATATCTCCCAAATGCGTACGCTTGAAGATGTAGTCACACAAGTGAAAGTATTAGGTACTGACCAGAAGTTAAGCGGAAGCCCTAATGATGAAGTGCCTGCACCTATAATTGCCATTGAAAAAGGCGATACCGAACGCTACGGTACGCTCCAAAAAATTATCCAGGACGATAAAATCAACACTGTTGCTGAAGCGCGAAAAGCTGCAGCCAACATGCTTACGGGAATTCAAGAGACGTTTACCATGACAGCGATCGATATTAATACGATTCGTGCGGGAGACAAAGTGATTTTATCAGGTATGGAATTGATCGTAACATCCGTGCTACATGAGCTGGGCAATCCAGGGCATATGACTTTGGAACTGGCAAGTCTGGACTATGTAAGAAGGAGGTACTTCATGGATGGACCCTTTTAAACAATTGACCTCAATCCTTGATATGCGAATATCGGAAGGTGCGGGCAACGCAATTTCTGGCATCCCTTCTGAGTTAGGGACGATTACAGCGACTGGGCTTGTCCTCGACTCCTTTAAGCATGAAGTACAGGATTATTTAGTGGCGGAATGGTTTGTAAAAGCGCATTTTCCATCGGTAGAGATATCGGGTCAAGTAACTGGACTGCTGGATGGACAGGGTAAAGCGGTGACAGGCAAGGCTAAGTTTGCGTTTGAATCGTTTGAGGTAGAAGATCTTCGTTTGGAGCTTAAGGCTGGTCTTAAGCCAGGAGATCGTGTGCTCGCAGTTCCGATTAATGGGGGCAACGATGCAATCGTGATAGGTAAGGTGGTGAAGAGCTGATGATAAATCTTTTTCCAATGGGGGGTACAGTAGGAACTCCTGAAGCTGAGATCACATCGAATGAAGTGGAGTTTGGGCGCAGCTTTCGATTTGATTATCGTCTGGGTGAATTCGTGTTGACACCAACAGGGAAAGTAGCTGTGTCTGAAGGAACCGGTGCATGGCTGGAATGGTGCAAAAAAGCGGTTATGACCAATCGCTACACTTTTCTCGCTTACTCCAGAAACTATGGGCAAGAATATGAGACTTTGATCAGTCAAAGCTTGCCACGTGGTGCAATTGAGTCGGAAATTAAACGTTTAACGACGGAATGTCTAATGGCTGATCCACGGACTAAAAGTGTGCAAGATTTTAGTTTTCAATGGGAGTCGGATCGCATTGCTTTCACATGTACGGTGAAGAATGTACGAGATGAGTCAGGGATTATACAGGGAAGTGTGGTGAATATGTGATGGCAGGGATGACATTGCCAGCTTTTTTAACAGAACAGACAGAGAATAAGATCATGAAGCGAATGCTGAAAGTGCTCCCCCCTGATTTGGATCAATCGGAGGGGAGTTTTATTTGGGACTCGACTGCACCTTCGGCGCTTATGCTAGCTGATGCAGCAACTTGGGCACAGGAAGTATTGCGTCGAGGATTTGCGACTACAACCTTTGGTGCGTACTTGGATTTACGCTGCGAAGAACGTGGGATTACGCGCAGGGCTGCCGTGAAAGCAGTAGGGCAAGTAGAATTCACGGGCGTAGCTGGAACAAAGATTCCTGCGGGAACTAGGGTGGCAACGCCTGCTGATGTCGTTACCAATACATCTTCAGTGGAATTTGAAACCGTTGATGCGGCTGTCATTGCTAGCACAGGTCGCGTCAGCGCACAGATTCGGGCAATTGAAGCAGGACGAAGCGGGATTATTCCGCCACGTTCAATTGATGTAATGGTGAGTCCAGTTCAAGGTGTAAGCGGAGTTATGAATGCTGAATCCACTATGGGTGGAGCAGATATTGAAACAGATGAATCATTGCTCGAGAGATTTTTGCTTAAGGTAAGAAGTCCGGGCAGTAGCGGGAACAAGGCCAATTACATGCAATGGGCGCTTGATGTGGCAGGAGTAGGAGGCGTTCAAGTCTTGCCCCTATGGAATGGACCGAAAACAGTTAAAGTTGTTCTCATCGATCCAGAGAAACGAGCGCCGAGTGCTGATGTCGTGAACGCTGTTCAACAATACATCGATCCCGTTACAGGTACAGGCGAGGGAATGGCGCCAATTGGTGCAGAAGTAACTGTTGTCGCAGCAGAGGAAGTTCCGATCAACATCGACGTTAAGCTTACACTTGCCAATAATGCGACATTGGAAGAAGTGAAAGCTTTGATCGCGAAGGGAACGGAGGAATATTTGAGGCAGTTGGCTTTTAAAGATCGACTTGTTCGTTACACGCGAATTGCTGCCATTCTGCTCGATATCCCACCGATTATTGATTTCGCAGAGCTGACGATCAATAACTTGAGCGACAAGAACATTGAAATGCAGCTTGGACAAGTGGCTGTGCTAGGAACGGTGAATGTCCATGAGTGAAGTTGTCATGACAAGTCCTAGAGGAAAGGAATTACTGTCGTATCTGCCTGATTACTATGGTACATCCAGAGTCATGCGTTCCATTATGGAAGCACAAGGGGCGGAGATGGATTCGCTTTTTCAAGCATTAGATGAAATCTTGAATCAATACTTCGTGCCAACAGCTACATGGGGGCTTGAAATTTGGGAGCGAGAGCTTGGCATTCCAACTGAACGGAATAAACCCGTTGATCAAAGGCGGAGCGTTATCATTTCCAAGCTGCGTGGTATCGGGACAGTTACAGTTAGTCTGATCAAATCAATCGCTGAGGCATACGACGGAGGTAGAGTGGAAGTAACCGAAGTGCCAAGTGAGTACAAATTCACCGTAACCTTCGTCGACACTCGCGGAGTGCCGCCTAACATTGACGATCTAAAAGCAGCCATTGAAGAAATCAAACCCGCCCATCTGGCAGTTGAGTATGCTTTTACCTATTCTACATGGGGAGAACTTAAGCCCTTTACCTGGGGCACACTCAAAAACTACACCTGGGGCGACATCAAAACACGGAGGTGGAACTAATGCCAAATCTAACACCAAATATTGGCTTGAAGAAACCGCTCGATAACGAAGCGGGCGATATTGCGGTAATAAATGAGAATATGGATAAGATTGATCAGGCAGTTGAGGATTTGAAGAGGTCTAGCGTAAAGATTGAGTTTGATGCGCATTTGGCGGATTATACGCGTGTTCCATATTGGGGCGGCTTAACTGGCGGTACAGGAGACGATTTTAAGATAGATCATGGAGCGCCTGACAAACTATTAGTCGGCTCGTGTATTGTTGTAAAAGCCGATAGAGACGCGATAGGCTACATGAGATTTTTTTGGGGCAAACACTACGGTCTTGTATCAAGTTCAGATCACATGGCTTTTAAATTTAAAAAAGACGGCATATACACTCTTCGTTGGGATTCAGGTACATGGGTTGTACAAGGCGACAACGGAGGAATAAATTTCGATGGCAGGCAAGAAACTATAACAGTCAATGTTGGGCCAAGTAGAGACTTCAAAACAATACGATCGGCAATAGACTCTCTGGCAAAAGTAAATGCTGGAGATAGACAGATTATTCTTGACGCAGGAACTTATAATGAACTTATCATTATATCAGGATTTCATGGTGGTACGCTAACTATAAAAAGTGCTAGCGGTGTAAGTGCTATATTAAGCGGTAATCTTTTTAACATAGGCAATAATACTTGCAAAGTTAGTATTAATAGTATTGAGTTCAGAATAATTAATAACATTAGTTTAACATCAGGACAATTTACGCTATATGGTTGCATGTTTACAGGTGCGGGGGTATTTTTATCAGAATGTACAGCACATTTAGAAAATTGTACTGTTAATAACTCTACAAACATAGCAATTTCGGCAAATGGAGGGTCTGTAGTCAGCGTTTTCAATCTTAAAGGTTCTGGAAATAAAATCGGTTATCGTTCTGACCACTCAATAATTCTTAGGGCTAGTAACGCTCTAACAGCAACGACTTTAGACGAAAAAGCACAAGGTGGTCAAATATTCTTTTAAGGAGGTTAACATGAAACTTATTTTGTATTTTAAAGATTCGCTAATTATTCACGATATCATTGAAGATATCAAAGAGATCAAAGGCGATTCTTTTGTCGGAACCGATAAGGAATTGGGTGGTGTTGACCTAACTGTTGTTGATTATATCGTTACTGATTACGAAGATGACCTGCAGGTAGGCGATACATTACCAGAAGGATTGGCTGATTACTCACAAGATTACATTGTTATATCTACAGAAGAACAGCTTGGGAATTTACTGCTAGAGAGCGCAAAAGATAAAGTAATTATTAGTCAAATTGAGGATACTGTCGGGGCTTTATTAATGGAAGTAGCCTTGTTGAAAGGAGGCGCTGCCTAATGTGGTTTACTACCATCAAGCGATTTTATGACAATGGCCATCCAACATACAATGATGATAGCCTTAAAAACTTTGTCGTTGCTAAAATGATTACAGCAGCTGAGTACAAAGAGATTACAGGAGTTAAATACGAAGCTTAGTAAGCGCCACTAAGTGCATATCAGGATGATAATGCGCAACAATCTAGCTAAATATATATTAATATGTCTGCATATTGTGTTATTTGAATTCCCACGCCCTCGCCCCTGCGAGGGCTATTTTTATTGGAGGTGACAGGGTGATGCAACCGATATTTAATTCTTTTGTCGGGGCAATTGGTTTGCTGGCGACTTATGCGTTTGGGGGGTGGAGTGAGTTGCTTAGTTTCTTTTTGATAGTAATGGTTATTGATTATGGAACGGGTATTGCGGCATCGATTAAGGAGAAAAAAGGGCTTAGCAGCGAGGTTGGTTTCTGGGGACTAATTAAAAAAATCCTAATGATCATCATCGTATTTCTTAGCCATCGAGCCGATGTTGCTTTGAATTTGGATATTGTCATGTATGGCGTGATTTATGCTTTCCTAGCAAATGAATTAATTTCAATTGTTGAAAATTACGGTCGATTGGGGCTTCCACTGCCTAACACCTTCAAGAATCTTATCACTATCTTAAAAGACAAAGAGGGTAAAGCAGATGAACGCTAG